GCATACGCTTGACGCCCATCAATTCGGCCTCATAGAGCGTCTTGGTGGCCTTCCTGATGCTTGCCTTCTCTGATACCGAGGCAATCTTCATCCTGGCCTTGGCTCGCTTGGAAATGGCCATTACGCATCTGTCCTGAAAACTAATCTCGAGTTCAGGGCGACGTTGGCGCGGGTCGGGTGGAATATGGCGGCGCAATCGCCAGCCCCGGCGGTGAACGCTACGCTTGCAGTCGGAACGCCTGAACCGTCGAGAAGATAAACCGGTGAAGTGAGTTCTGCGTCGTTGGCTCCGGCTACGGCGAACCAATGTGTGATGGTTCGGCCCTGGAGCGTTACGCCGATTCCTTGGCCGTCCAGAACTGAAACGAACTCATGCTCTCCCCCACCGGTCACCGTCTTGGCGAAGCAGTGATATTCACCGTTTGAGCAAGCGACAGATACTGCCGCCTCTCTGTCAGTACCAGCGTTTGCCATCATTATGACTTGGTCTCCTGAAGCAATTGGCTTTGGGTATGGGAGTGGAGCGGGAAGACCACAGTTGCCTCCCGAAGTCCCCGCCCCGCCTCCTATTGGGAGTGCGAGTTTAATTTTTCCAGCCGAACGAACAAAGCAGTATGTCACGTCGTTCTCGGCCTGGATTCCAGCTCTCGTCGCTACGAAGCGCCCGTACTGCTGAGATGCGAAAGTTCCGAAAACCTGGGCTGACCCTACGAAGTTTGAATCTGTGAGAATTTCCTCCTCGGATGCCTCGGTTTGGGCTGTGTTGAGTAAAGGGACGATTCCGCCCACCGTTGAGATTACAGTTCCGTATGCGTTGACATTTGCCATTCAAATCACCTAGAGCCTGATTCCCGCCCCGAGCGCAGGCTTGATTATGTTTCGGTTGACACTCGATATTGGCTTACGCAAAAGGCGTTTTCCGACCTTAAAGCCGACCGCCGTCGTGAAGCCAGCGATAGCCATTGGAAGTAAATTATTTTGGAAGTTCATTCCCATTTGTGTGAGGGCGGTTCCTGGGTTCGTTGCGAGGTCTCCTAAGCTGATGTCCTCGTGACCTGTGACCTCAGATGACCCACTGCCACCGTTGCCATTGCCAGAAGTCATCTGCAAAAATTGACCCTCGAAGGAGCCTTTGAGATTGGTGTCGCCAGTGATGAAACCCCAGGGTGAATTCCCGGCTATTCCTTCAGTCATTATCGTTGCATACGCAAGGGCTTCAAGCGCATTCAAGATGCTAAATGAGCGCCTGGAGCGTCGGCGCTTCGTCTTTCTTCGGGCCATTAGAACCCGTCATCGGCGCAATCTCGGTATTAAACTATCCCGAAAATTTTCCGCCAGCGTCCCGCACTATCTCGATTGGGTCACCAGTACCCCCGCCTTTCACTCTAGCCAATAGAAGCTCGGCCAAAGCGGCTTGAATTGGTGATGGGGGCTCGAAGTCTCCGATTCCCTGCTCAATCAGAGACTTCAGAGCCAACCCAATCTTAGAATCCAGGTCATCAAGCTCGAAACGTACTGTCATTACCAGCATTCGGGCGAGCCAGATGGTGAGCAGTGCGTCGAAAATTATCAATCCTATTATGAGATGTTCCCAAACCATACCCAACCCGACCCCAACCCAGGCATAAAGTCGTTCCTTTCGCTCTCTCTCTCTCCTCTAGACTAGATAACTCAATAATAATTAGTAAAAGGGAACCGGTTTTAGCAATTGTTATAAGGCAGACACAGCCAGGACCCTTCATGCCGACCGAAGCCCCAACCCAAACGCCTGCCATTGACCGAACGCCCCTTTGCTTCCGGAGGATGCGTTTTACATCCCGGTGCGACAAGTGTAATGCGAATTACTGCCATGACGCACCAACCATGAACTGCTTTTACTGTGGGCAGTTCACAACCAGGACGGTGGAAGAATGAGATTGCTTCCAGCTTCACTTCTGGTTCACTTTCACCCTAATCGAATATTGAACACGGAACCCGCCGACATAGAGGAGCATGGAGAGATTGAGTGGGTTCTCAGACAACCAAAGGTACTCGACCGAGCCACGCTTGGCGACACCGAAACGCTCGATTGGATAGTCCGTCACGTTGACGAGATTGAGTGCATAACTGAATGTGAACTAATCAAAGATGTTGGGGTTGTTCTCAACGGGCAAACCAGAACTGAGATGCTGGAAGGTGATGAGTGATGCCTAAGGAGATGCGAGAGGTCACTATGACCCACTCCCCGGAGCGTGAATGGTTCGTCGCTCTGGGCGCTATCCAGGCGCTTGATACCGTGTATAACGACGTAGTCGAAACATGGTCCCATATCAGCGAATGCCCCGAAGAATTTCGACCAGTCATGCACCGAATAATCAACACCCTCGAGGCGCTTCATGAGGGCGTCTTCGATGAGGAAGTGATGCCAGATGGCGTCATGTATGTGGACGCGATGCAAGATGACTGAGTACATACGCATTGGTGGAAACCTGGCTCTAGATACTCACGAGACCTCGTACTGGACTACCGCCATCGCCGCGCTATACCGTCACTCCCGCACCAATATAGGACGTGTTTTTGGTCAGTTGACAATCTGTGACCCCTTCGCACGTAACTGCCTCTTAGCCCACCCCCATACGAATGACATTGACCCCGACACCAAAGCCGTTCACCACCTCGACGCCGCTGAGTATCTGTGTAACCAGGAGACCTCGAGCTTTGACGCCGTGATTTTTGACCCCCCGTTTTCAGAGAATCAGGCGACCCGTTACGAACACGGAACGACTAACGTTTACACCACCCCCGGAGCCATGCAGAAGCTCATGGAGGAGGTTGAAAGAATCCTCCGACCCGGTGGCGTACTAGTCAAATTCGGTTACAATACGACGCGCCATAAGGGGCATTTTGACCTGCTCGAGGTCATCATTGTAAATCACGGTGGGAACCATAACGACACGCTGGTTTCACTCTGGAGGAAGGCCTCGCACAATCTGGACGAGTGGACCCCATGAAACTTCGTTGCACCTTCTGTAAAATCATATTCGATTGCCCAGATTGGGAGCGTGTCGCAGATATCCAAAATCAGCAATGCTTCATCACTCGTCAAGGCGTCACTCACAAACTCGCGGAGGTCCCTTGATGGCTCGAGATTGGGTTATCAAATCCATCAGCATCACCACCGAGGACGCCAAGATAGCCGCCAAGGTCGGGAATCTATCCAAGTTCACCAGAGTATGTCTGCGGAGATGGTCAGCCTGGGAAGCTGGTCAAGGGAAACACGCTCAACCCGGTGTCTTTGCCCGAGAGGGGGTATGCTCCCCTCAGAGCAATTGCGTCGTCTGTTGGCCGCATGGAACGCCTGAAATGGAGCATTGGGACCGATACCTTGGCGTCAATCCTGAAATCCGTCTGCTTCGCAACCCCGACCCCCGAACTGCTCGCGAGTACCTCGGGCCTGAAGTGGGTGACCTCGAGTGGTTTCGCGACCAGGTCCCTTCGACGTTTGAGATTACTGAGATTGACTCTAAGGGAAACGAAACCCCAGATATCGCCAGACCTGGAGCCAAACGGCCCAATCTCCTTCGTCGTATGCTCAACTTTCTGGGAAAGTGAGCGTTTTACCCCACACTTGCGACGACGTTTTTTTGCTCAATTTGGCTGAAGGGCAGTACCCAGGTCCTCGAGGGTGTTCATGAACCACATCAGACCAGACACCGCTCCAATCGTCTGAGATGCGCTAGGCGTGAGCGTCGAATCAATGCCCTCAAACATCTCATCGGCTGATTCGTCTATCTCCTCATAGAGCGCCTCTCCAATCTCGACTGTGGCAGAGCCTAGGATGGACCCAAAGACGGCCCCAAATGGGCCTCCAACGACTAAGCCAAGGAGACCCCCGAAGGTGGCCCCGACCAGGTTTTGGGTCTCGAGCCAATCCTTAATCTGGTCCGGCGTCATGTCCTCAGTAATCGCTCGCCAATCTGGGTCGAGTATCTGGTCCAGCTTGTAGGCGATATACCCAGCCAGGCCCAGAAGGAATACCGGGTTGCCGATGATGCCGCTGAAGGTGTTACCGACTTTGCCGAAGGTGTAGGACCATTGAGCATCTTGAACCAGCTCTCGCTCCTTGGCCCCTAGAGTGATTCTATGCTCCACCACCTTCTTGCCATCAACGGGCAATCTAGGCAAGGGGAACAACCCCAACATCTGATTCGGCTGAGATGCACTTATGCACTACAGTGCCGTTCTGATTGATGCTAGGCCACCCAACTAGGGTGCAATTGGGGGGAATGAGGACGGGGCCGTTCCCCCAGGCTCCTTTAGCGCCGAACGGAACCACACAGAGCGCCATTTGCTCGTCCATGTCGGTGAGGTCGGCGTTCGGAAAGCCTAATTGAAACGAAATCAAATCTTGAATCTGGATTTGGCCGTTGGTATCCACAGTCGCCGCGGTACTCGGGATGATGCCATACACGATAACTGCCGCCGCCGTGTTGGTTCCGTTGAACGCACAGAGCTGGACAATCTCCCGAGGTTTCGTTCCCGTCGTTAGAAGCGGGGTCGCCATATCCGCGTCTGTGGTGGATTGAGATATCACTGTGGTATAGCGCCAATTGGAATACATATTAGCACCGTTTATCAGCCCATCTCATGATTTCTCGCATACGCTTGACGCCCATCAATTCGGCCTCATAGAGCGTCTTGGTGGCCTTCCTGATGCTTGCCTTCTCTGATACCGAGGCAATCTTCATCCTGGCCTTGGCTCGCTTGGAAATGGCCATTACGCATCTGTCCTGAAAACTAA